GGTTACACTGCGGATTGCCCAATCCTACACATTATTACCATTGGGATCGGCTATTAACCGAGTTCCTCTTATATGTTTACACATAAGAGTGGTAGTAGAGGCTCTAAGGGGTTTCCCGCATCAAGGAATTTTGCCATTCTAGTAGTTCCGTTATAAAGTTTCTCGCTCTCGCTTTTATCTCTTCTGTTGTTTCAAACTTTCCAACAAAGGTAGTTCTTGTCTTACCTATAACAACCCTAACGTATTCAGTATCATTCGTGTAATTTTTTATAACACGAATGTACTTTTCTACATCAGCTGCGTCTATAACAGAATCTTTGAACAGATCAAACTTTTTACCTAAGTGTTGTTTCTGAGACAGTTTCATCATTATATTGCGATGTTCAGGATCGCTTTTAGATTCTTTCAGTCGTTTAGAAATCAGCTCTTTTGTATAATCACTTTTAATGCACGGCGTCTTTTCTTTAACTTCTTGAGGTTTTACAAGTTCGTCTTCATTCAAGGCTATTTTTTCGCCTTTTAGAAATCCAACACCTTGTCCTCCTTCCGTTAAATTATAACCATTTGGGAATTTGGTATTTTGTTCTAATATGTGATGACGTTCGTATACATCTAAATCTTCAACGTCGCACGTGAGAATTAGACTGCAAGTAAATTTGTCAACGCCATATTTCAATAGAGAAGAATTTAAATACCTAGACTGCTTCTTTTTGTTTGAATTAGCCTCTGCGATGTGGTCTTTAAATCTTCCCATATACCCAAATGGTCTGTATTTTCCATGATTTAATCGGTGACTCCTAGTTTGTCCGACGTATGATTTTCCTGTTATTTGGTTTGTTATTTTGTAGACTTCTCCTTTGACTTTGTCGAACTCGTCTGAATTTAACAACATTTGTTTATTTATAGAGAGAAACATTTATATCAGTTTTACTAAATGACTAGACGATTAAATTATCTCAATGCGTATATGCGGTACGCGCCGAAATAGTAGACATTACACTGTTTTCCCTTCTAAGTATTGTCTACAACTTAGAAAGCAGTCGCCTGTTGGGAACAAAATCTATCCCCGTCAAAGTCGGCATTGTAAGGCTTGGTGTCACCCACGTTCATACGAAAGGTGTCACCAACCTTCATCACCTTTACGATGTGACACATCATCGACATTCGGTGAAGAGAAGGTTGCCTATTAAATAGAACGGCATCGCCGTCCATCATGTGTCGGTGAACAATGTCGCCGTTTTCTAAACGAACCGTCGACCGGTCAATATTTCTGAGAGAAATATGCGACCCGTTGCGCTTCTCCAGAATCTTTGCACCAGGATACTCGTCAGGACCATTCTCGACCAACTTCATCAAGAAGTCACGATTTCGGTCGTTCACTGTAACCGGTTTGGTGATATTCTTGGCAATTTTCAAAGGAACACCGAGTTGCTTAATCGAAAGATTCGGGTCACCGGTAATGACCGAACGAGCACTAAAATCGACGCGCTTACCCATGAGATTACCGCGGATACGACCATTCTTCGAGTTCAGACGACCCATGATGCACTGCAACGGTCGACCGGATCGCTGTGCCATTGGGGAAACGCCCTTGATCTTATTATTCACAATCATGGCAACGGAATGCTGTAGAATAGTGGTCCAGCCCTCGATCACGTTTACATTCGTTTCTGGGTTCGCCATCTTCTCCTTCAGAATATTATTCGTCTTCATGATGTTGCTGTAAATGTGAGTCAAATCGTCTTCTGATCGCTGTTGCGCGTCGTGCTTCACCGAAGGACGGACGGCAGGCGGTGGGACGGGCAAAACCTGGTAAATCATCCAATCTGGTCTGGACCAAATCGGACTGAATCCCATGAATGAGACATCGTCGTCGGATATGCGCTTGAAAATCTTCAAAACAATCTCAGGAGTAAGCTTCATATTCATCGTTTTAGACTCTTCAGAAGATTCATCCGAAATGTTTTCCCAGGACGCATAAATAGTGGCCATTCCTTCTAGCTTGATCTTGTCGGGGTGTTTACATCCACATCCATCTTCAGTGGAATCGCCGCATCTCTTTATTTTGGCCGCAAGAACGGAAACGTAATCCCATCGATCAGCAGGAGGAAGATTGATAATGTGCTTATGTTGATTTTTATTCAAGAGTAACTTACTACACTTGAAACAAACACACTTGCAAATTTTCATAATATCCTTGATGTGCTGAATTCCGAACACGGGACGCGCCAGCTCAATGTGACCAAAATATCCAGGTGTATCAATGTATGTCATTCCGTCGGTGGGACAGATTGAACCCGGTTCCAAAACGCCCATCCTAGGATCAAATAGACCTCCAACCACGGGCTTATTATTAATATATGTATCTCTGGATGTCACTTCCACTACCGAATTTTTTCTGATTTCTTCGGGAGATAATATACTAAATTGGACTCCGATGATTTTGGAGGGTGCCTTGTATTCGTTCATCTTTGACCTTTGATTCGAGGCCGACATAGCTTACTATTATATAGTAATGTATATTTTATATCCTTTGACCAATCAATTTTTTATTTCATGACCTGATCCAAATATAACTTTATCTAACGTTGTCCGAACACAAAATGCATGATGTACAATTATTCCAATAACAAACAAGCCCAATAAAATATACCAAAAATTATACTTTGGGAAAAACAAATAAATAATATATGCGGCCAAAACGGTTAATCCCGTATCCACGATGGCTATATTAAATATTCTATAAGAATGCGCTCCTTCTCCGATTTTTCCAAAAAGATCTTTATACTGGCAAAGCATATAATATATAATATATAATATATGCCAAAAAATATACACATTTTATACGGATCTCAGACAGGGAACGCGGAAGAAATATCGAAAGAATTATTTGGCGTTTTATTGGAAAAGGGACTAAATTGCATTCATTCGTCATTGAACGCTACATTAAAGCCTACTGGTTTTAGCTTCTTGAATTCAGACGAAGTAAATTTTGAGAAAACGACAGTAGTTATTATTTGTTCTACGACTGGAAATGGAGATGCACCAGAATCAGCCAATTATTTTTGGAGAAAAATAAAGGATCGAAATTTGTCAAAAGATTTATTTTCAACCGTTCAATATGCAGTTTTGGGACTAGGAGATACAAATTATGATAAATTTTGTCAAATGGGTAAAAATTTGGATAAACGCTTTGACGAACTTGGTGCAACTAGGTTTTTAAAATTGCAGTGTTTAGATGATGCATGTCAGGATGAAAATAATATAAATGATTTTATTGAAAAAGTAATAAAATTTTGTGAATCCGAAGAATAAAAATTGAACGTAGAAATAAAACATAAATGGAAACAAATTAAACGGTTTCTGTTAAAATAGCAAAATGCCCGCCAAGGAAGGATACGCGTCTCGTAACAACAAGAAGAATGGCACCAACGCCAAGAAGCAACAAAAGTTGAAAAAAGGGAAGAATGGTCCTCCCGAATCATCTGACGAAGAAGATAGTTGGGAAGATTGTGATAACGACGAAGACAGCGATGTTGAGCCGGTTAAAAAATCAAAGAAAAATACAAAAAGTAAAATTGTAGACGAAGATGAAGATGAAGACGAGCTAGATCCTCGTGAATTCAGAAAAACACTTGCAGCTATGTTTCCCTCCAAGTACATGGACAAGAAGGTCAAGCAAGATTCTAAAAAACCAGTTCGTCGCTTGCGCAATCGAGTTGTTGAAGTTGCACATGATGATGAAGACGACGAAGATTACGAAGAAGAAGACGACGAAGACGAAGACGAAGACGACGACGATGAGGAAGAATACGAAGATGACGAAGAGGGATTCAACGTCATTTTCTCATACGGTCCCGGAAATAAGGTCGATGAGGAAGACGAAGCCGCAATTGAAGATGACGTCGACGAAGAGTGCAATAGCGACGACGAACAACAGTTCATGAAAGAAAAGTATGAGAAGGTTGTGATTCCTGAACCAGAGTCTAAGAAAGACACTGAAACAAAGCCCTCAAAGTCGTTGAAGAAGGGCAACAAGGCAACCGAAGAAGATGAAGAAGAAGATTCTATGGAAATCAAGGACGTAGAAGACGAGTATATGGAGCTCATTGAATTGAAGAAGCATCTTAGCGAAAAGTTGGTTCAAAGACCAAAGAGTAAGATTTTACTCAACGCCGTTGAGGAGTGCCGTCAATCAATTCGCGAGCTTGTCAAGAAGACTCGTCGCCAAAACGCACGAAAGTATCACAAGATGATAAATGCGGAAAAGCACCAAACCAACGAAATTGAATATTTCAAAAAGAGTATGTCAAATAAGGAGCAGCTGCGAATCATGCGCGAACTCAAAGAAATAAACGAGCACATGCGCGTAGCAAAACCTTACCGATTGACGCTTCTTGAGTCCAGTATTCCTTCGAAATATAAGGCCACAGTGATGCAAAAGGTGAATTTGTTGCGATCCATGGAACCCAGTGATTCCGAGTACCATAAGATCAAGTATTGGGTCGACGCGTTTATGCGAATTCCCTTCTCGATATATAAGAATCTCACTGTCAAGATGGACGACGGAATGGACAAATGTACCGAATTCATGGAGAATTCCAAGAAGATTCTCGATGATTGCGCTTATGGTCTCGAGGATGCCAAGATGCAAATTATGCAAATGGTCGGCCAGTGGATTGCGAACCCATCCGCTATGGGATCGGCCATAGCAATTAAGGGTCCCATGGGGACGGGCAAGACTACACTCGTCAAGGACGGAATTAGTAAGATTCTGGGACGCGAATTCGCGTTTATTGCGCTCGGCGGAACGGGTGACGCCAGTTTCCTCGAGGGTCATTCTTATACCTATGAGGGTAGTACTTGGGGCAAGATTGCCCAAATTCTGATGGACAGTAAGTGCATGAACCCGGTGATTTATTTTGACGAGCTAGATAAGATAAGCGACACGGCTCGCGGTCAAGAGATTATCGGAATTTTGACGCACTTGACAGATACAACTCAAAATAATCAATTCCACGATAAGTATTTCTCCGAGGTAGATTTCGACATGAGTAAGTGTTTGTTCATTTTCAGTTACAATGATGAATCGTTGGTGAATCCCATTTTGAAAGACAGAATGTATAGGATTGAGACCAAGGGGTACGACGCCAAAGAAAAGGTCATTATTGCCCGGAATTATTTGTTGCCCAAGATTCGCGAACAGGTGAATTTTACACAGGATGATGTGATTATTCCCGATGAAACTCTACAATATATTATTTCAAACAAGACTTTGACAAATGGAGAGGCCGGCGTTCGTAATCTGAAACGTTGTTTGGAGATTATTCATACCAAGGTCAATTTGCATCGACTCATGAAAGCGGGATCTGCTATGTTTGGAAAAGAGGCCGATCTTAAGGTTTCGTTCCCTTTCACAGTTACAAAGGATGCAGTAGATGTATTTATCAAGAATGAAGAACGACAAAATCAAAGTTTATTGGCGATGTATGTATAATTGGTTTTCTGGTTTTCTGGTTTCTTTAATAATATAAATATTTTTTCGTAATAAATATATATTATAATATCTCCGTCTTATTATAATGTGTGGAATAATCGGTTATTTTGGATCTAGCGATTATAAAGATTACATATTGTCAGGATTAAAACTATTACAAAATCGCGGATACGATTCTGTAGGCATATCCATCATTCACCAAAATACAATAAAAACCACAAAATTTGCATCAACTACAACAAACGATGCCGTGGAATTATTAGAATCCGAAATGGATAAAACCAATATTTCGGCAAATTTGGCCATTGGACATACAAGATGGGCCACGCATGGTAAAAAAACAGATAATAATGCCCACCCACATCATGACAATAAAAATAGAATATCTCTTGTTCACAACGGAATCATAGAAAATTATTATGATCTGAAAACGGAACTCATGGAAGAAGGTTATTTTTTTACATCCGAAACAGACACCGAAGTGATTGCCATTTTAATTGGTAAGTATTTAGACAACGAAGAATCTATAGAAAATGCAATTCGACTAACTATCGGACGTTTAACCGGAACGTGGGCTTTAATAATAATTCATAAAGATTATGATAAATTGTGGGTTGCAAAAAACGGTTTACCAATATTACTGGGATTTCATAATGATTTTATTATGATCGCTTCGGAACAAATTGCCTTCTCTAATTTTGTAAAACGATATGCAATCGTCGATGATCACGATATTGTTGAAATCCATAATAATCAATATTATGTTACTAATAGCGAAATCAAAAAAAAATATTCCGTCGTTGAAAGAAGGGACGACATCATTGAACTTTTTCCCACGGGTCATAAACATTGGCTTATTAAAGAAATCTTGGAACAACCAGAATCTGTTGGTAGAGCGATAAAAGACAGGATCACTCACAATGAAAGAATAAATTTACCAGAACTAGAAAATAATAAATCGCAATTATTAGAAACCAATCATTTAATACTTTTAGGATGTGGAACTTCGTATCACGCAGGATTATGGTGTATAGATATATTCAAAGATCTAAACATATTCGAAACTGTATCTATTTTCGACGGCGCAGAATTTGGACACAAAGATATTCCAAAAAAGGGTAAAATCTTGGTTTTACTACTTTCACAATCCGGCGAAACGAAAGATTTATACGACTGTCTTCCTTTATTAAAAGAAAGAAAAATTGTAACAATGGGAATAATAAACGTCGAGGGGTCTTTGATTGCCAGGGAAACTGATTGTTGCGTTTATATTCGCGCATTAAGAGAAGTTTCAGTCGCGTCCACGAAATCTTTCACGAATCAATGCGTCATTTTATCCATAATTGCGGCTTGGTTTTCGCAAGAGAAAAACACATGTCTTGAAAATAGATCAGAAATTATTAAAGATCTTATTAAATTAGACCAAGATTTACAGGAATGTTTTATAGAATCAGGGGTTTCCAAGATTCAAGCGTTGGCAAAGGAACTCAAATTATCCAAGACGGTTTTTGTTTTGGGAAAACGTCAATCCTACGCCATTGCCTTGGAATCTTGTCTAAAAATAAAAGAGGTTTCTTATATTCACGCTGAAGGATACAATTCTTCGGCTTTAAAACATGGACCTTTTGCTCTTATTTATCCAAGATTACCTGTGATTCTTTTAGATATTGATGAACAGCATAAAACTATAAATCATAATACATTGCAAGAATTAACAGCAAGAGAAGCCCTAGTTATTAAAATTACCAGCGACGAAACTGGAGATTTGCGTGTACCAAATAATAAAACATTTGCCGGTTTATTGGCAAACGTGCAAATTCAATTACTGAGTTATTATATTGCTGTTGACCTTGGACATAATCCTGATTTTCCCAAAAATTTGGCAAAAGTGGTTACTGTTTTATAACAAAATGAATATAAACGCATTTTATTATTTTTATTATTTATGGACGAAGAATTAAAAAATCGAATTCATTCAATTAGTCTTGCGCTGAATCGTTTGAATATGATAAATTATTTATCATACGACAAAGAATATAATGACATTTGTTCGCTTATGCAAGAATACATGGAAAAGAAATGCAAACATGAAATAATAAAAGATTTTATCGACATTTCTCCAGAATGTTCCAAGACAATCGAATATTGCGCGGTTTGTATGAAGAACTTTTAATTTTTATCTTCGTGTATAATATAAGGATGATTTCGTCGTTTTTGAAAGGTTCGCTCAAATTGGAATTAGAATTTACAGTTAAATCGAAACTTTCACCAAGTAGAAGTAGCAGCAAAAGCAGCAAAAGCAGTAGCAGTAAAAGTGCATCTGCCAAAATAACAACAGAAACAAAAACACAATACAAAGAATATTTAGAAGAGGTATTAATAACGGAAGATTTGTTGGAAAATTATAACGCGCAACAATCAGCCGATATTAAAATTAAAAAAT